CTATCCAACCTCCTCCACCAGCTCTGCCCCATCATCCTCTATCCCAAACCTCCGCACCGGATGGTGGCGCAGACGTGCCGCTGCGCCCAACTCTACCTCATCGCTCCCGCCCAGCCAGGCATCGCGCTCATCGGCATTCAGGATTACAGGCATTCGGGTGTGCAGATCGCTGACATCCTCGTTCGCGGCCCGGGTCAGGATGGTGCAGGTCAGCAATCCTCGCCAGCGGGAGGCGAGGCCGGCGACCCATAGAGTTGGATCGTTGCCTGCTGCCAGGATGACATGGGGCTGCTTATTGCCCCGATCGCCGGTCCATTCGTAATATCCACCTGCAGGGATCAGGCAGCGGCCATGGCGCCAGACAGCGCGGTAGGTGGGCTTTGTCCGTGCGTCCTCGATCCGGGCGTTGAAGGTTGTGGCTTTCCAATCCTTCGCCTCCGCCCCGTCGAACCACGAGGGGATCAGCCACCATCGCGCCAGGAAGCCTTCCAGCGGCTGTTTGGCCAGGATCAGCACGTCCTGTGTCGGTTTGACATTCCAGCGCCGGGGCATCGGATCGATCTTCAGCCAGGACGCATCGAGTCCGGCGCTGCGCAGGTCAGGATCGATGAGCCTTCCGCACATGGCACCTCCGGTCTGAGACAGGCCGATCTTCGGAGATCCGCGCCCGCCTGTCCAGTTTCGTCATCTGTGAGTAGCCCAGGATGGCCGCTGCACCTCGTGTCATCGCCACCGCCGACAATACCCCTCGCTGATCAAGACCTCCCCGAAATCCCGACCATCCGACAGGGCACATACGCCGACCTCGCGGTCATAGGACTGTCGGCCCTCCAGTCGGCAGGTCAGGGTTTCACCGGCCACCAGTTGCCTGGCGCGCCGTGTTGCTGTCTCTCCGGCTCGCGTCCCTGTCTCCGCGCAGTCCAGATTGGCGATCCTGATGGGGATCAGGCCGACGACGATCGTGTCACCATCCCGGACGCGCGTTGCGCGGTCGATCAACACCGCGCCTGGGTTCGACCGCTGCGGTGTCCTGGCGGCTTGATTGGACCTTGAACCAGAGGCACCCTTCCAGGCATCCCCGCCACGAAGCACCGAGACCGCAGGGCGACGGGGCTCTTGTGCGTTGTCCCGATCCGACAACAGGACGAAGGGCACCGAAAAGAGGACCGCCACCGCGGCGAACTTTAGACGCGTATTGCGCCGACGGCGCCTGCGCGGGCGAAAGAAATGCACGGTCATGGCGCGAGGCTAGCCGGGGACTCTGGCGAAAGGATGGCGGAGGCCTTCAGGGTCAGCAAAACTGCAGGAGATGTCTCGTCCTCGGGCTCCTGTCTAAACGCCCCTGCAAACCCAGACTACCTTGCCAAGCACTAGGGGCGCTGAAGAGTCGCTTGGCTTGCAGATCATTGGCCTGGTGCTGCCATCCGGGAGGATGATCAATCTTCCTGGATCCCACCAAACTGTCGCCAGGATGATCTGGCCGTTCATCTTCAGTGCCCATTTGCCGTCTTCGTTTCCTTGGTGCTGGCCGTTAATCACTGCCAGGTGGGCTGGGCTATCTTTGATCTGCACCACAGACAGTTGGTCGGCTGTTACACCTAGTTCGGCAAGCCACTCACTGTGGATTGCGATGGGCTGGGGTGCGGATCTTCGGTCAAAGATGTGCCAAGGAATGGCAAGGTAGACCGATTCCTGCCCGCTATCTGTCAAGGTAGGGGAGCCACCTTCCGCGAAGCCATTAAAGATCAGGGGCGGCAATGTTGCTGCCCGTTCGGACTTTCCCAGGGAAAGCTCGAGTCCAAGTGCACTAGCGATAGCCTCGACCTTATCGAATGCTGGCATCGAGCCGCGCTTCAGGTTCTGCAGCGCAGATGTCCCGTTCAGTCCGGCTGCGCGGCGGCCGACGTCGGCCTGACTGAGCCCGAGCTCTTTCCGGCGTGTTTCGAATAGCTCGTAAAGGCTGGCAGTTGTCCACATGGTGTAATTTTGCACCGCCAGCCAGTTTTGCACAAGGCGGCCGGTGTAGAAACAATCTGTTTATGATGGTGTAGATTTACTATTGCATGACAGTGTAAATTTACGCATGATGAATCCATGCAGTACCAACACCTCACCCATCTCGCGAATACCCTCGCGACACACGTCGGCAGGTCAGAAGTGACGGTTGCACGATGGTGTGGAGTTCATACCCGGCTGTTCCTTCGCCTGAAGAGCGGCAAGGGTTGCCGCGTCGACACCTACAACGCCGCACTGAAGGCGTTCTCGGACAACTGGCCGTCCGATCTCGAATGGCCTGCCGACATTCCCCGCCCCGCTCTGAAGAAGGATGTTGCCTGATGCGCCTGCGTTCTCGCCTGCGTCTGTGGCTGATCCGCGTCGAAGACAGCTGGATCGGCGATCTGATTGCCACGGCTTCGATCTTCGCCAGCCTCTGGGCTGGGCTGCTGATCGGCCATGCCATGTCAGGGGGTGGGCAATGAGTGCCCGGCTTTCCGCCGCCGACCGGCTGGCCCGCATTCGTGCCCATCTGGTGGCCGCCAGCGCCTCGGCCGAGCTGATGCGCCGGGGGCCGACCGGCCCTGACAGGGATCGCGGCACCGCCGAATATGTCACCCGCGTGGATGACATCTTTGCCGAGCTGGTCGCGCTGGAGGCCTCGGGCGTCCTGGCGCTGCTGCAAGATGCGGGCGCCTTGCTGGACGGAGGGCAGGCATGACCGCCACCTTTTCATTTGGCCATGGCAACCGCCGCCTCGCCTATCGGGTTGAACCGCAGGGCAACCGATGGATCGTTGTTGATCGTCACGGGTTCCGCGTGGCCGGTCCATTTGATCGCACCAGCGCGCAGGGCGAAGCCGACCGGCTGACGGCAGAGCTGGCCGCCCGCGAAAAGCGCGGCCCGCGCCCCTGTCTGCGCTGCGCCGAGACCTTCGATAGCGAGGGAATCCATCACCGACTTTGCGACAATTGCCGTCATGATGTGGGCCATCTGGGCGCCTATGGCATCGTCGGTGGCCTGTCCGGCAGCGGCAGGCGATCCAACCTGCGGGGGGCGCGTTGATCGTGAAGTCCCCGACCCTGATGCAACAGAACAAGGCCCCGGTGGCCGAGATCCGGGTGGGTCATCGCCTGCGCCCGGTGTCAGAGGCGGGCGTGGACAGCCTGATCGCCTCGATCACCGAGACCGGGGTGATGAAGGATGCCATCCACGTCCGCAAGAAGCGCGACGGTGGCCTGTGGCTGATCGCCGGTGCCCATCGGCTGGAGGCCGCGCGGCGCCTGGGCTGGGAGGAGATCGAGGTCAAGGTCTGGACGGATGTCACCGACGACTGGTCGCGGCTGATGGAGATCGACGACAACCTGGCCGGGGCCGAGATGAACGCGCTGGATTCGGCCGTATTCCTTGCGACCCGCAAGGAGGTTTATGAGCGGCTGCATCCCGAGGTGCGGCATGGTGGGGATCGCAGAAGTCCAGCGTTCAAGGATCAAACGGACATTATGTCCGTTCGATCCTTCGCCAACTCCACTGCGGAAAAGTTCGGCCTGACGGAACGCCATGTGCGCCGCATGATCGCCGCTGGCACCGCGCTTGGCCCCGATCAGGTGACCCAGCTGCGCCGCGCCCCGCGCCCGGTCCGTCTGGTCGATCTGATGGACATTGCCAAGATGCAGCCGGTCGACCGCTATGACGTGGTCGCCCGCCTGTCTGCCGGCGAGGCCCGCTCGGCCGCCGAGGCCCGCCGCGCACTGGCCCGTGAACAGGCTGGTGAACCCCCTGTTAAAGACCCGGTGGACGAGGAGCTGATGGCCTTGGTCCGCGCCTGGTCGCGCGCCCGGATCACGGCCCGCCGCCGCTTTGTGGCCGAGGCCGGCGCCGATCTGGCGCAGCTGCTGGCCGAGGCCAGCGGCGCCCGCGACGGGGGCCAGGATCAATGACCCGCGCCCCGTCCCGCGAATGGTGGACCGCACAGGATCTGGCCGCGGCCGGCCTGCCCGATCTGCCACGCAGTCAGCAAGGCGTCGATGCGCTGGCCAAGCGGCTGGACTGGCGCGCGCATCCCGACCTTGCGCGCAAGCGGGCAGGCCGGGGCGGCGGCTGGGAATATCACTGGAAGCTGCTGCCGGTGCGCGCGCAAAAGAAGCTGCTGGTGACGGTCGCCCCCGACCCCCAGGTCGCCCCCCGCATGGATCGCGGCGAGGCCTGGGCGTGGTATGAGGCGCTGCCCGACAGCGACAAGGCCAAGGCGGTGGCCCGGCTGGAGGTCATCCAGCAGGTCGAGGCGCTGGAACCGGTGCTGGGCCGCGATCAGGCCGTGCGCGATGTGGCCGAGGTGACCGGGCAGGGCGCCCGCACCATCTGGGGTTGGCTGTCGCTGATCGAAGGGGTGCGCCCGGATGACCGGCTGCCCCAGCTTGCCCCCCGGCATCGCCTGGGCGCGCGATCGGCGCGGTCGCTGGACTGCGACCCGGAGTTCTTTGACCTGATCAAGAGCGATTATCTGCGCCCGGCCGGTCCCAGCTTTTCCACCTGCTATCGCCGGGCGGTCCGCATCGCCGCAGGGCGCGGGCTTGCCACGCTGCCCGAACGCACCATGCGGCGACGGCTGGATGCCGAGGTCAGCGAGGTGACGCAGATCCTGTGTCGCAAGGGGGTGGATGCGGTCAAACGGATGTATCCCGCCCAGGTCCGCGACAAGACCGCCCTGCATGCGATGGAGGCGGTGAACGCCGACTATCACAAGTTCGACGTCTTTGTCCGCTGGCCTGCTGACCGCGGGCAGGGTGGCCCGGCCTATGTCGGCCGCCCCCAGATGGTCGCGTTTCAGGATATTCATTCGGGCCGCATCCTCGCCTGGCGGATCGACCGCACGGCCAACAGCACCACCGTCCTGCTGGCCGCTGGCGACATGATCGAGGACTGGGGCATTCCGGACCATGTGCTTCTGGACAACGGGCGTGAATTCGCGGCCAAGGCGGTGACCGGCGGGACCGCGACCCGGTTCCGCTTCAAGGTGCGCGAGGATGACGTGCCGGGGCTGTTCACCCTGCTGGGGTGCCAGATCCACTGGGCCACGCCCTATAGCGGCCAGTCCAAGCCGATCGAGCGGGCCTTCCGCGACATGTGCGACAACATCGCCAAGGATCCGCGCTTTGCCGGCGCCTATACCGGCAACCGCCCCGAGGCCAAGCCCGAGGATTACGGCAGCCGCGCCATCGACCTGGAGGACTTTGTCCGCGTCGTGGCCGAGGGGATCGAGGAACATAACACCCGCGTCGGCCGCCGGTCCGAGGTGGCCTATGGCCGGTCCTTTGCCGAGGTCTTCGACACCTCCTATGCCGAGGCGCCGATCCGCAAGGCGACCGAGGCGCAGCGGCGGTTCTGGCTGCTGGGGGCCGAGGGGCTGCGCGCCGATACCCGAACCGGGCATGTCGCCTTTCAGGGTAACCGCTACTGGGCGGCCTGGATGAACGACATTGCCGGCCAGCGCGTGGTGGTGCGGTTCGACCCGGCCGATCTCTGGGCGGGCCTGCATGTCTATGACCGGAACAACGCCTATCTGGGCCATGCCCCGGCGCTGGAACGGACCGGCTTCTTCGATCTGGAGGAGGCGGGCGTCCTGGCCCGTGCCCGGCGCGCCTGGCTCAAGGCCGAACGCGAGGCCGCAGCCGCCCACCGCCGCTATACCGCCGCCGATCTTGGCCGGATGCTGGATGACGTCAGCCCGGTCGAAGCCCCCGCGCCCGAGGCAAAGGTGGTCAAGGCGGTGTTCGGCAAACCCGCCAAGGCCAAGGCGCCCGTCGGCACACCCGCCAAGACCGCCATTGCGCCGGTGGCCGACTTTGTCGCGGTTCGCGCCGGCCGGCCCGAAACCCCGCCCGACGAGGATCCGCGCAGCCGGTTCCGCCGTGCCCGCGATCTGGAACGCGCGATCGAGGCCGGCACCCGCATCACCCCCGACCAGCGCCGCTGGTTGGGGGCCTATCAGACCACCGCCGAATATCAGGGTCAGCGCATGCTCTGGGATGAAAGCGGCGACGCATTTTTTGGATGAACGGGGCGGCAGACCCCAAGGAGGCAATGATCAGCATGGAGCAGCTTTATACCAACGTGGCCCCGCTGCGGAACGTCGCGGCACTTCTGAGCCTGGTGGTCCAGGTGCGCGATCGGCAGTTCGGCCTGCCGGGGCTGGCGGTGTTCTATGGCCCCTCGGGCTGGGGCAAGACCACGGCCGCCACCTATGCCAGCAACCGCTTTGACGCCTGCCATGTCGAGATCAAGTCGCTGTGGCGCACCAAGCAGGTGCTGCAGCAGATCGCGCTGGAACTTGGCCTGCGCCCGGCGCGCACCGCGCCCGATATCTTCGAGCAGGTGGCCAAGACCCTCGGCCGGCAACAGCGCCCGCTGCTGCTGGACGAGGCCGACCACCTGTGCCGGGACGAGATCATCGAGATGATCCGCGGCCTGCACGAGGCCAGCGGGGTGCCGGTGATCCTGATCGGCGAGGAACTCTTGCCGCAAAAGCTGCAGCGCTGGGAACGGGTTCATGGCCGGATCCTTGCCTGGGTCGCGGCGCAAGAGGCCGAACTGGCCGATGTCGGGCACCTGGCCACCATCTATTGTCCTGGCGTCGATATTTCCCCGGACCTGCGCCAGCGGCTGCTGATCGAATCCAAGCTGTCGATCCGCCGGGTGTCGATCAACCTGTCGCTCCTGCGCGAATTCGCGGTCGGGCGGGATATCCGCAAGGCCACGGTCGACAACACCCGCGAGCTGGTCTTCTTCACCGGGGAGGCCCCGGCCCCCCGGCGCGAGACCGTGGCGACGATTGCGCGCATGACGACGGCCGCGCGCGCGGCGCGGAGGGTCAGCTGATGGCGGCCAACCCCTCGCGCGCGCCCAAGGGGGCGGCGCTGCTGTCCGCCTCTGCGACCCGCTGGCCCGAGATCGAGGCCAGGGGCTGGAAGTTCATGCAGCGCCATCACGTCTTCGGGGTGCAGGATCTGCAGACCTATCTGTCGATCGGCGACGAGGCGACCCGGCGCATGATCCAGCAGTTCATGGCCGAGGGTCGGATCCGGGTGCTGAACGGCGGCAATGCCACCGGCCACAAGCGCTGGGTGGTCTGCGAGGATCATGTGGCGCCCGAAAGCCGGGGCACGGCGCTGCGGCGCCAGTTCTGGCAATGCGCCCGCAAGCTGCGCACCTTCAGCCCCGTCGACATGATGGCGCATACCACGCCGGAACTGGCCGCCACCCGCGAAGAGGCCGCAGGCTATGCCGCCATGCTGCTGCGCGGGGGCTATCTGCGCGTGGTGCAGACCGCGATCCCCGACCGGCGCGAACCCGTCTACCAGCTTGTCAACAACACCGGCCCCACCCCGCCGCAGGAAAAGCGGGTGCGCGCCATCTGGGACGCGAACCTGACCCGCTATGTCTATGTCGAAGGCGCGGGCCGGTTGGAAGAGGCGGCGCCATGAGCCCGATCGAGACCGCCCGCGAGGCCTGGGGCAAAGATATGCCCGACTGGATCGAGGCCCTGGCGCTGGAATGCACCCGCGCCTCGCAGAACAAGGTGGCCGCCCGGCTGGGTCGGTCCGGCGCCATGGTCAGCCAGGTGCTGCGCAACAAATACGCCGCCGGCCTGTCGGGGTTCGAGGAACTGGTCCGCGGCGTCCTGATGAACGCCACCGTCGAATGCCCGGCGCTGGGCAAGATGCCCAGCCACGAATGCCTCGCCTGGCGCGGCAAGGCTGGCGAATTCGCCACCGGCAATCCCCTGCGGGTGCGGATGTGGCGCGCCTGCGGGGCCTGCCCGCGCAACCCGAACCGAGAGCTGGCGGAATGATCCCGCCGGTCCCCACCCCCGCCGCCGCTGCGGCCCCCATATATAAGGAGTGTCCCATGACGGGATTTCTGCCCGCCGAACTGCCCGACGACCGCTTCATGGTCGGCAATGCCGTCTATATGCGCGATGCCCGCGGCGCCCTGGTGCCGCTGGACCTGATCAAGCCGGCCGACCAGCTGGAACACCAGACCGTGCGCAAGATCATGGGCTTCGGCCTGGCGCTGTCGGAACAGGTCAGCCGGTTCAAGGGCCATGTGTTCGAGGACCTGGGCAGCTTTGATGCGCTGCTGGCCCAGGAATACGGGCTGACCAAGGGCGGGGCCAAGGGCAACCGGACCTATACCAGCTATGACGGGTTGATGCGCGTCTCGATCCGGGTGGCCGATCTGATCGACTTCGGGTCGGGTTTGCAGACTGCAAAGGCGCTGGTCGATGAATGCCTGAACGAATGGTCCGCCGACAGCCGGGCCGAGATCCGTGCCATCGTCACCCGCGCCTTCAACACCGACAAGGAAGGCCAGATCAACCGATCCGAGATCTTCACCCTGCTGCGCCTCGATATCGGCGATCCGCGCTGGCAAGAGGCGATGCGCGCCATCCGCGAGGCGATCCGGGTGGTCGGGTCCAAGACCTATGTCCGGCTGGAAATGCGCGAGGCCGCCGATGCGCCCTGGTCGGCCGTCACCATCGATCTGGCGCGAGCCTGACATGGCCAGCCGCACCCTTCAACGCATGATCCATGTCGGCTGCCGACAACTGGGACTGGATGCCGATACCCGGCACGCGCTGCAACTGCGCGTCACGGGCAAGGCCAGCCTGTCCCAGATGTCGGATGCCGACCTGCGCAAGATGGTTGCGGCGCTGGAGGCGCAGGGCTTTGACAAGCGGCCGGGCACGGTCTCGCGCCGCCGCAAGCCCGCTGCCCCGCGGGCCGACCTGCGCTATGTGCATGTCCTGTGGCGCCTGCTGGGCGATGCCGGCAAGCTGGACCGTCCGGGGCGCGATGGCCTGAACGCCTTTCTGCGCAGCCGGTTCGAAAGCAAATGGCAGTCGGTTCCCATCGACATCGATGTCCTGCGCGATGCGGGCCAGATCAACGATGTGATCCAGGCGCTGCAAAGCATGTGCCGCCGTGCCGGGATCAGGGCGGAACCGCGGGGCGGCCATGACGTCCTGGATTGACGAGCTGGAACGCGATCTCGGACAGGCCGCCCGGTTGCGCGTGATCGCCAATGCCGGCGGCCAGCGGCGCAGCATCCCGCATCCGGGCAGCGCGGCCAGATCGCGCCTGGCGGCCGAGCTGGGCGCCGATGTCGCGCTCTGGCTGGCCGAGCGGTTTGCCGGCACTCAGGTGGATTTTCCCACCAGGCGGGGCCGCGATGCCGAACGCCGCGCCGCCTTGCTGCGGGCGGCCATCCTGGACGCGGGATTGACCAACCCCACCCGCTCGGCCAATGATCTGGCGGCAGAGCATGGTGTCAGCCAGGTCTGGGTCATCCGCCTGCGCAACCAGATGCGCGCCGAGGCAGGCGAGAACCCGCAATTGCCGTTGTTCGACTGACCCCCGGAAACTGCTTTCCACGGCCCCTCAATTATAGCGTGTGGCATCCCGGTCCCTGACCGGGGCGACAGGCCCCTTGTGCGGGGCCATCATGACAAAAGCGGCAATCTCCTTGATTCAGACCGGATTGCGCGACCTTGGCCATGCGCCGGGTGTCGTCGACGGGATTTTCGGGGCCAGGACCAAGGCCGCCGCCCTCGCCTGGATCGCGGCGGAGGGGCGGGCCGCCACGGGCGCGCCTGTTTCGATGACCTCGGCCATGATTCATCAGGGCACGGCCCGCCATCCCGTCCGCGAAATCTGCCTGCATTGCTCTGCTACCCGGCCCGACTGGATGGCGGATCAGCCGCTGTCGGCACAACGGGCCGAGATCCGCCGCTGGCATCTGGCGAATGGCTGGCGCGACATCGGCTATCACTGGATCATCGGCCGCGACGGCAAGCTGCTGACCGGTCGCCCGGAAACCGAGATCGGCGCCGGGGTCGAGGGGCACAATGCCGGCGTGATCCATGTCTGCCTGGTCGGCGGCCATGGCTCGGCAGAGAGCGACAGTTTCGCCCAGCATTTCTCGCCCGCGCAGGACACGGCCGCGCGCCAGCTCATCCAGGCCATCGGCATGCGGACGCGGATCGAGGTGATCAGCGGCCACAACCAGTATGCCGCCAAGGCCTGTCCCGGTTTCACCGTTTCCCAATGGCTCAACGAGGCACCCTGATGTCCGATTTCTTCCTGCTCCTTTATTGGGAGCTGCTGCCGACCCTCCTCCAGGTGATCGGCGCCATCCTGGGGGTGCTGCTGATGCGCGCGGCCAACACCGCCCGCACCCGCTGGGGCATCGAGATCGAGGCCAGCCACCGCGAGGCGCTGCAATCGGCGCTGATGACCGGGATCACGGCCGCCCTGTCGCGCGGCCTGCGCGGCGCCGATGCCGTCACGGCCGCCATCGACCATGCCACCAAGACCGGGGCACCGGATGCCATCGCCTTCTTCGGCCTTGGTCTGGACGATCTGACCCGTATCGCGGAATCCAAGCTGCACCAGCAATGGCCGCCAATGATGGCGGTCGAGGCCGGGCCGGACCTGGGCGGGATTCGGGAATGACCGGCGCGGCCCTGAACCTTGCCCCGCTCGTGCCCTGGCTGTCGTTTCTGGCGGTCCTGCTCTCGGTCGGCACCGTCTTGTGGAACATGCTGAACTCCGGCGCCAAGCGGAATTCCGAACGGCTGGAAAGCCATGCCAAGCGGCTGGGTGACCATGACCAGCGGCTGGCGACGCTCGAACAGACCCAGCGGTCGATGCCCACCAAGGACGACATGCACGCCCTGCATCTGGGCATGTCCGAGATGCGGGGCGACCTGCGCGAGATGCGCGCTGCGATGGACGGCAGCCGGCAGATCATGGGCCGGCTGGAAACCATCGTCACCCGCCACGAAGACCACCTGCTGGAAGGCGCCAAACGATGACCGATTATGCCGAAACCCTCAGCCGCCACCGCCGCCTGGCGATCCTGCGGTTTCTGGAGGCCAGCGCGGGCTATACCTCGAATGTCTCGATCCTGACCGATGTGCTGAACAGCGAACAGATCGGCATCAACACCAGCCGCGACCAGACCGCCACCGAACTGGCCTGGCTGGCCGAGACCGGCTTTGTCACCCTGGGCGGCCAGCCCGAGTTCCGGGTGGCCACCGCGACCGCGCGGGGCGTGGACATCGCGCTTGGCCGTGCGACCCATCCGTCCATCCAGCGCCCCAGCCCGAGGCGCTGACATGCCCCCGCCCCGCAAGGTCGATCTGCTGCCCGCAGAGCTGCGCGCCTGGCTTCAGGAAGAGCTGCGCGCCCGGGGTTTTGGCGATTACGAGGCCATCTCCGAGGCGCTGAACATGCGGCTGGAGGCGGCCGGTCTGGACCTGCGGATTCGCAAGTCGGCGATCCACGAGTTCGGGTCGGAATACCGCGAGTTCGTCCGCCTGCAGGAGCAGGCCTCGGACTGGGCGCGGGAATGGCTGGGCGACATGGGGCTGGAGGATCAGGCCCAGCGGCAGAACGTGCTGTTCCAGATGCTGACCACGCTGGCCTTCAAGGTCATGCAGGCCGAAGTGATCAAGGAAGGCGCCGATATCAGCCCGCAGAACCTGCATTTTCTGGCGCGCATGATGAAGGATGTCATGTCCTCGTCCGGCACCGTCCAGGCCATGCGCGACAAGGAACGCAAGGACCAGGCCGCCAAGCTGGATGCCGCCGTCGCCTCGGGCGATCTGGATGCCGAGGCCGCCGCCAAGGCGCGCAGGATCATGGGGTTCGCGTGACCGCCCCCGTCATCAACTTCCTGCCCTATCAGAAGGCCTGGATCGCCGACGAGGCGCGGTTCAAGATCGGCATGTTCGCCCGCCAGACCGGCAAGACCTTTTCGACCGGCGGCGAATGTGCCGACGATTGCTTCAAGGCCTGGATCGAGGACCGACGCACCCGCTGGGTGATCCTGTCGCGCGGCGAACGGCAGGCGGCCGAGATGATGACCGAGGTGATCAAGCCGTTCACCCGGGCATTTTACGAGGTCTACAACACCCTGTTGAAAGGGGGCGAACCCACCTATTCCGAGGGCGAGTTCCGCGCGCCCCAGCCCAGCGGCCCCGATGCGGTCTACAAGGCGCTGGAGGTGGGCTTTCCCAACGGCAGCCGCATCACCGCCCTGCCGGCGAACCCCGATACCGCGCGCGGGTTTTCCGCCAATGTGATCCTGGACGAATTCGCCTTTCACGCCAAATCGCGCGAGATCTGGGCGGCGCTGTTCCCGGTGATCTCCAAGGGGCGCCAGAAGCTGCGAGTGATCTCGACCCCGAACGGCAAGGGCAACAAGTTCTATGAACTGATGACGGCCGAGGATTCGGTCTGGTCGCGCCATGTCGTCGATATCTACGAGGCGGTGCGCCAGGGCCTGGACCGCGATGTCGAGATGCTGCGCCGGGGCATGGCCGACGAGGATGCCTGGGCGCAGGAATACGAGCTGAAATGGCTGGACGAGGCTTCTGCCTGGCTGGACTACGACCTGATCTCGGCCTGCGAACACCCCGAGGCTGGCAAGCCCGCTGCCTATGCCGGGGGGCTGTGTTTTGTCGGCATCGACATTGCCGCGCGCAATGACCTGTTCGTCATCTGGGTGGTCGAGCTGGTGGGCGATGTGCTGTGGACGCGCGAAATCATCGCGCGCCGCCGGATCAGCTTTGCCGAACAGGATGCCCTGCTCGCCGAGGTCATGCAGCGTTACCGCGTCGTGCGGGTGCGGATGGACCAGACCGGCATGGGCGAAAAGCCGGTCGAGGATGCCAGGCGGCTCTATGGCGAGGATCGGGTCGAGGGGATCCTGTTCTCGCCCGCCGCCAAGCTCGACATGGCGACGGCGCTGAAGGAATCCCTGCAGGACCGCAAGACGCGGATCCCGGCCGGCGATCCGGTCCTGCGCGCCGATCTGCATTCCATCCGCAGCCAGGTGGGCGTGACCGGCACCCGCCGCCTGATCGCCGATGGCGACAGCGACGGCCACGCCGACCGCTTCTGGGCCGGCGCGCTGGCGGTGTCGGCCGCCGACATGGGCATCCCCGAATATGCCTATCAGGCCGCACCCGCCCTGTCGGGCGAGATCGGTGCCAACGGGCCGGACATGTTCGAAACCCCGGGGCGCGGCTGGTGGTCCAGCCCCCTCGGGATGCGCGTCAGGGGAGGGATCTGATGGGCCGCAAGCCGCAACTGCTGGACCATCGGGGCAACCCGGTGCAGCGCGCCGACCTGACCCGCGATGTGGCCGCGCCCACCATCGGCGGGGTGCGCTCGCCCGTCTCGGGCTATCCGGGTGACGGGCTGAACCCGATCATCCTGTCCGGTCTTCTGCGGGCGGCCGACCATGGCAACATGGTGCAGTATCTCGAACTGGCCGAGGTGATCGAGGAACGCGACCCGCATTACCTGGGCGTGATCTCGACCCGAAAGCGGTCGGTGGCGCAATTGGACGTGACGGTCGAGGCCGCCAGCGATGACGCCCGGGACGTGGCGATTGCCGATATGGTGCGCGACTGGATCGACCGCGACGATCTGGGGGCCGAGCTGTTCAACATCCTCGACTGTCTGGGCAAGGGAGTCAGCTTTACCGAGATCGACTGGGAAACCTCGGCCGGGCAATGGCGGCCGCGGCGGCTGATCCGGCGCGATCCGCGCTGGTTCCGGTTCGATCGCATCGATCTGGAAACCCCGCTGATGCTGGATGACCAGGGGCGCGAGGTGCCGCTGGCGCCCTTCAACGTTCATCTATGGCAATATACCCGGCCAAGTCAGGCCTGCCGATCCGGTCGGGCCTGGCGCGCACGGCCGCCTGGGGCTGGATGTTCAAGGCGTTCACCCTGCGGGACTGGGCGATCTTTACCCAGACCTATGGCCAGCCGTTGCGTCTGGGCAAATGGCAGCCGGGCGCCAGCGAACAGGACAAGGCCACGCTGTTCCGGGCAGTCAGCAACATTGCCGGCGATTGCGCGGCGATCATCCCGGCGTCGATGTCGATCGAGTTCGTGGAAACCGGATCGGTCGGCGCCTCGTCCGATCTTTATGAGCGCCGGGCGAACTGGCTGGACCAGCAGATCTCCAAGGCGGTGCTGGGCAACACGGCGACCACCGATGCCATCGCCGGCGGCCATGCGGTCGGCCGCGTCCACCGCCAGGTGCAGGAGGATATCGAGCGCGCCGATGCTGCGGCGCTGTCGGCGATCCTCAATCGCGATCTGGTCCGGCCCTGGGTCGATCTCGAGTTCGGACCGCAGCAGCGCTATCCGCGCCTGCGGGTGGCCCGCGCCGATGCAGAGGATGTGAAGTCCCTCTCCGAGGTGGTGGCCCGCCTGGTGCCCCTTGGCCTGCGGGTCGAGGAAAGCCAGATGCGCGACCGGCTGGGATTTGAAGAACCGGCCGAAAACGCCGTGTTGCTGATCCCGCCTGCCAGCCGGCCGCCATCCGGGCCGACCGATGGTGACGGACCGGGGGGTTTAAACGGGCAAAGCGCCGTTTTTAAACGGAGTCCGGCCCCAGATGGTATGACGCCCGCCCTGCAGGCGGCAGGGGCGCCAGCGGCCAATTCTGGCGGGGTCGATCATGTCGCGCTTCTGGCAGCCCGGCTGGAGATGGAGGCGCAGTCCGAGGTGGGCCGGATGATCGGTCAGATCGAGGCGATCCTTGCGGCAGCCGGCAGCCTGGAAGAGGCGCAGGAGATGATCCTGGCGGCCTTCCCGAAGATCGAATCCTCGGGGCTTGCCGCGCGCTTCGCGGATGCGATGCTGGCCGCCCATCTCGCCGGTCAGATCGCTGTTGCGGAGGAGGCCGATGGCTGATCCGGTCGGCGCGATCCTCGGTCGGCCATTTGCCGAACAGCTGGCGGCCTTCCGCTTGCGGATGCAGGATCTGCACCCGAGCTGGGCCTGGGACGATCTGGCAGGCCCGCAGCATGACCGGAAGTTCACCGTGGCAGGGTCTGCTGCGGCGGGCGCCGCCAAGGCCGATCTTCTGGCCGATATCGCGCGGTCGATGGAAAAGGCGATCGAGGGAAAATCCACTCTGGACGGGTTCCGCAAGGACTTCCGGGCCATCGTGGAAAAACACGGCTGGCATGGCTGGACCGGCGAGGGCACGGCCAGGGGCGAGGCCTGGCGCACCCGCGTCATCTACCGCACCAACATGGCCACCAGCTATGCTGCCGGCCGCCATGCCCAGCTGACGCGGGGCAATTACAGGTTCTGGGTCTATCACCATGGTGGGTCAGAACATCCGCGCCTGCATCATCTGTCCTGGGATGGCGTGGCCCTGCCGCCCGATCATCCGTTCTGGGCCAGCCACTATCCTCCGAACGGCTGGGGCTGCAGCTGCTATGCCTCGGGCACCAATTCAAGGGCCGGCATCCGGCGCCTGGGCGGCGATCCCGACAAGCAGCTGCCGACCGGCTGGGATGCGATCAGCCCGAAGACCGGGGCGCCAACCGGCATCGACAGGGGCTGGGGTCATGCCCCGGGGCGGACGGCCGCGGCCGAGATCAACGCGGCGGTCGGCAAGCAGGTTCTGTCGGCCGACCCGTCCATCAATATGGTCAATGGCAAGCTGCCGAAACTTCCTGCGGCAATCGGGTCCGCGATGTTTCACGCGGCGGCCAGTCCGCGGCGGGTGGATCAGCTGGTGCAGGAGTTTGGCGCTTTCGTCGATCAGGCCCTGACGAGCCATGTCCAGCAGCGCCATATGATCATCGGGGCACTGCAGCCTGGATGGGTGCTCTCGGCCCGTCAGCAGGGTGTCAGGATCGAAAGCGGCGAGATCGCGATCACCGACAAGAACATCCTGCACACGTTTCGGGGAACGCCGCATGTGGCGGTGCCTGGGACGCGAACGGTCCAGCGCGACGCAAAGGTCCAGCCGCTTGATCTGGCATGGTTCAAGGCCTTGCCGCGTCATCTGCTGATGCCGCGCCTTGTTCTGCTCGACACGCTTCAGAAGGAGCCCGCCTTCGTTCTGGTCTACGATGTGCCCAGTTCAGCGGCCAAGCTGATCGTCGAGATCAATACCCCGATCCGCAAGGCTGGGACGATCCTGAATTCGGTGGTCAGCGGGCGGCACATCACCATTGACCATATCCGCAGTGACTTGGCGCGCGGACTGCTGAAGATTGATGGGAACTTGTGAGGCCGGGTTGGACTCGAACCAACATCAATCGACCAGTCGGAACCGGCAAACCCCCTTGCCCATCGGGGTACACGGCCTCACCCAGGGAAAATAGCAATGATCCGCATTGATTTCAACGACAGCGAGGTTCGGGCGGGCCTTGATGCCCTGGGACAGCTGATGGCCGACATGACCCCGGTCTTCGAGGAGATCGGCGAGCAGCTGGCGCGCAGCACGAAACAGCGCTTCGAGGCAGGCGAGGATCCCGAGGGCACTGCCTGGCTGCCGAAGTCGCAGACCACGCTCGACAGATACGCACGCGGCACGGATCCGGTCAGCACCCGACCGCTGCATGGCCCCTCGCTTGATCTCAGCCGACAGATTTATCACGAGGCCAGCCGCGAACAGGCACTGGTCGGATCGGCGCGGCCCTATGCGGCGATGATG